TCACCAACCGAGTAGTTGGGATTGGCATGATCACATAATAGTAAAACTTTAGAATGAGCAGTTGTAAATTAGTAATAAAAGATGAAGTGAACGTGAAGTTCGAGAACCTAAGCCTCGAATGGCGCAAGAGATTATCAAACAAATTCAAATACGAGATACCATATGCGAGGCATCTACCAGCAGTTAAGTTAGGCAGGTGGGACGGCAAGGTATCATTCTTTGGGTTGGGTGGCACAACATACCTAAACCTGGTTGACCAAATACTACCCATTCTGGACGAAGGCGGTGTGTACATAGACGTTGAGGATAAAAGAGAGAAACACAACTTTGAATTCAAGCAAGTAGACAAAAATTATCTATCACACATAACATGGCCAGAAAATCATCCCGCGGCGGGACAGCCAATCGAATTGCGAGACTATCAAGTGGAAACAATCAACAAGTTCATAGAACATCCACAGAGCATACAGGAGATAGCCACCGGTGCGGGCAAGACCATAATCACGGCGGCATTGTGCCAATTGGTGGAACCATATGGCAGGACTCTGACTATCGTTCCCAACAAGAGCCTTGTCACACAGACCGAAGAGGACTTCCTCGCTTGTAACTTAGACGTGGGCGTGTACTACGGTGACAGGAAAGAGCTGGGCAGATTCAACACCATAGCAACATGGCAATCATTGAACGTGCTTGAAAAGAAAAGCAAGGACGAACACACAACAGATTTCCTAGAAGCCATACAAGGAATCAACACAGTGATAATAGACGAGGTGCACATGGCCAAGGCAGATGTACTGAAAAGATTGTTGACAGGACCATTCGCACACTGTGGCATACGATGGGGGCTGACTGGCACTGTACCGAAGGCAGACTACGAATTCATGGGATTGAAATGTAGCATAGGTGATGTGTCCAACAGGATACAGGCCAGTGAACTACAGGACAAAGGTGTGTTGGCAAACTGTCATGTGAATGTTCTACAAACACAGGATCATCCACAATTCAAAACATATGGAGAAGAGTTGAAATGGCTAACTACGGATAAAGTCAGAATGAAATGGGTGGCCAACACCATCAAAGACATATCCTCATCAGGAAATACATTAATACTTGTAGACAGAATATCTGCAGGTGAAATACTACAAGAGCAACTGGAAGATTCGGTTTTCGTATCTGGGTCAACTAAAAACACAGACAGAAAGGAACAATACGATGAAGTGTCTACAGCGACAAATAAAATTATTATTGCCACATATGGAGTGGCTAGTGTTGGTATCAATATTCCTAGGATATTCAATCTTGTTCTTATTGAACCTGGCAAATCTTTTGTGAGAGTCATACAAAGTATAGGAAGGGGTATTCGTAAAGCAGAGGATAAGGATAATGTTCAAATTTGGGATATTACCAGTAGTTGTAAGTTTGCAAAAAGACACCTGGGTGCAAGGAAAAAGTTTTACAAAGAAGCCAACTATCCGTTCAATATAGAAAAAATAGATTATGAAAACAATTTTAATTAGTGGGTGTAGTTACAGTGAAATTTTCTCTCAGGTAGACCTACAGGATTACATCAAAGAAAAATTTAATGTTGATAACATCGTAAATCTAAGTCGCGGTGGCAGTTCCGTAGACAGACAAATTAAAGTTGCTATAGAGTGGTTATCCAATAATACTTTCCCTGAACTAGTTTTGATGCCGTTGACACACATAGAAAGGTTTGACGATTCCGTAAGCAGAGAATTTGATCCAGGAATGGCATACGATGAGTCGCTTTGTGTTTCCATGGATCCGTTTCCCAATGAACAACAAATGAACCACAGGTTCCGGTCTAGGGTCGATTTACACACTGTAAATAATCTATTGAAGTATAAGACATTGACCTACAACAACACATCAGCATTCAATAACTTCATAACAAAAATTATTACATTTTCGGGTTGGCTTCAAAGTAAGAAAATAAAACATCTGTTTTTTAACATGTGTAATAAGTTTGACGAACAGCAATTATCAAGTATCAAAAAACAACTTTTTTTGAAAGAAAATAAAAATATTATTGATATCTATAAGTTTATTGGTAATAAATTTATGTATGACAACTTAACAAATGAGCTCAAGAATAAAGAAAAAATCAGCACGTTAGGATTTTACTCTCATCATTATGGCAGTGAATCTAATAAATCGTTGATTGATTATTTAAATTCGTATATTATAAAACAAAGCATATGAAAATTCTTACACTGGATAACAGAACATACAAGTTAGAAAAGATACCCGAATGGGTTGATGAAAAGTTGAGATTTGCAGTGCTTGACAATTCGGATCCCGACAATCCTGATTTCTTCTATATCCCATTGATATTCCTTGAGAGCTTCAATGCTCCAGCGGCGGTGTTGGAGATAGGACCGCACAAGATAAAGATGCCACTGGATTGGAAGATGTTGATAGGCGAGGCAGGACAACAAGAAATGCATGTGTTACCGATCACAAGTTTGAACGACAGAGGATTTGATGCTTTTGCTTTCAATCCTTTGAGTAGCACTAAACCAGAGTTCTATCCCATCGATGTGGTAGACATATACACAGAAGTCAAATGGTATTTCCCTAAAATCAAATCAGGACAGATGCTGGCAGTACCATTACAGAATGGGCCAAAACCCATGTGTGCCTACTTCGTTAAGGATATCTCAAGACAGTGCGAACAGGTTGACTATGGCTCAGTCTGGTAGGAAATCAATAACAATAGACGCACCGATCATGATAACCAGCAACAAGATCGCTGTGTGGATGGACGAAGACTGGATGTTCAGTTTCTTTGACTTCATGAAGAAACACAAATTCCAATTTTCAGGTTTACAACACAGGAACAAGAAACTAAAATTAACATTTGCAACAGCGAAAGATTGCACAATGTTTGCACTAAAATATGCCAGCAGAAAAAAATAGAAAATTCTTTGATCTAAGAAACGGCCTGAAAGCCGTGGACTTCAGGAACAAAGACTACTTCGACAGGATAGATGACAAAGAGAAGTCATTGTACTCTCCATACATGCTGATGAGGTACGTTTCAAACGTGTCATCCAAGGATCCATTCTACGTGGAACACTATGTTGAGATGGTCAACGAGTGCGTGAACAAGCACTGCTTCACATTGGGCAAACACAAGAAACTGTTATGGATACTGACCGCCATGTGTGGTGCAATGACACAGCAGTTCCATCCATGGTTGAAACCCATGAAGCGTGTGCCAAACAAGAGTCTAAAGAAATTACAGCAGATATATCCCACGTGGAAAGAAGCGGACTTGGAGACGTTGGACAAAGTTATAACAGACAGAGAACTAGAGGAATTGATAGAGGCACATGGCATCGACAAATAAATGCACATACTGTGGCAAGGAGTTCGCCAAGGAACGTACACTGCAAGTACACTTGTGTGAACCCAAGAGAAGGTATCTGCAACGTGATGAGAAATGGGTGGTGAATGCATTCATGGTGTTCCAGAGATTCTATCAGATACATCAACACAATTCCAAGACAAAAACATACGACGATTTCGTCAAGAGTTCATACTACAACGCATTCGTCAAGTTTGGTAGATTCATCATGCATATCAATCCATTGTACCCTGACAAATACATAGACTATGTGCTTCAGTCAAAAGTCAAACTGGACCACTGGGCCAGAGACGATCTGTATGAGTTGTACTTGATCGAAGCACTAAAGTCGGAACCCGTGGAGGCCGCACTACAGAGAAGCATCACAACCATGATGGACTGGGCCACAGAACAGAACGCACAATGGTCGGACTACTTCAGACTCGTGAACAAGAACAGGGCAGTGCAACACATACAGCAAGGCAAGATAAGTCCGTGGCTGTTGCTAGGTTGCAACGCAGGCAAAAGGATGTTAAAATCATTCAACGACGAACAATTACAGATGATTGAAAGATTCATAAATCCAAGTTTCTGGCCTAGCAAGTTGAAGAGCTATCCAGCCGATCACATGCTGGTGCAGGACACAGCAAGGGAAGCCAAGATTGTCTAAGATTGATCTAGAAGTGTCTGATAATTTAGAATTTGATGATGGAGATTGTGCGGTGATAATAAAAGAGGATGGATCAATTGGAAGGGTGATAATGCCAAAGGTTGATAAGGACATATTGAAAACTGAAGGATACAGAAAACTGCTTGACGTGTTAGAGGTGTTGCAACCTGGCTCGCGTGATAAGATGATACAACATGCAGAGAAAGACAAAGGGAGTGTACACTAATGCCTGATGTAGACATAGATTTTTTTGACAGAGACAACACATTAAAGTTATTCAAACACACCCCGGCATCAATAATCAAAGATGGCAAGAGTGAGAAACACAAGACGGGAGTTTACTTCCATGCTGTGCCAGAACACCCTGTGACAGGACACGCAAGTTTAGATTACAAAAATGCGGAGAACAGGGGTTACTTTAAAATAGACTGTCTTAACGTGAATATCTACAAGGATGTCAAATCAGAG